TGGCGGTTGGTATTACTCCATAAGGAGTAACTATCTTTCCGGCAAACTCCGTAAGGAGGTCACTGGTGACGCATTTTTCGTGTGAAATTGGTACGTTTAAGTGCTCCATCATCCTATAATACTGCTTTGCCACTCTCTCATCCGAAATGATGACATCATCTCCAAGGATTCTGTAGGTATCACTTACAGAATGGTCCTTCTCGATGAGCATCAGAATAAGGTGGTGGGTCAAAGCAAATAGTGCGAATGATCCATAAAGTCCCATTGGCTGACCTTTTTGATAGGTCAGGAATTCGTCTTTACGATAAGACCATTGGGATCTGGCTATCGCTCGGAACTCGGATACCCAAGGGTACCCCAAACCTTCTAGTAATTCCAACTGTATTTCAAGTGGAAAGTTGTCTGTGGCTGATGATAAATCAACCGCATGGACAACATGTCCTTCAGAAAGTTTCTGTTGAGCCCACTTCTGACCAGAAAACTGGTTAAAAGTACAATCTTGAGGTAATCTCCTCAAAATCTGACTCAACGCTATATGGAGTGGCCTAAAAGCCACTTGAGCTCCAGCTGTTGGAACTGCTACAACTCTCGCCTTAAAAGCCCTCTCTTGAATAATTCTTATAGCCCCAACGAATTGGGGTTGGGGTGCGCCGGGAATAACCGGTACCCCCATATTCTTGAGTATTGGGCTCCAAGGGCCGCTTACCATGGTGGATTCTACAAAAGATAAAACCCAAGGGTGCCATTCTTTAGCACGCTTACGCCATGGAGAGAGACTTGGTTTGGCGGTATTAAGTCCCGCAAAAGTAAAAGTTTCCTTATACTCTCGATCGAATATTTCCTTCCACTCTGCCAAGGGTCCTCCTAATGCATAAGCACAGGAAGCCCATAACAGGTGACAAAGGTTTCGATCCAAACTACTAGGACCACTTATAGCTTCAAGGAACTTGTCCTCTTGGCGTTTCGTGACCTGAGTCGATATGAACACTGTTGAAGTATTCAAGATAGAAATAACCTTACTGATTTCCTCCGGACGACCATCAATATGGTCTCGGATATAGGAGCCAACTGCTCCCTTAGGAAATCCCCGTTTATCACGGGCTACCCATGGTAGAGAAGGGTATACTCTGTCTGCAGGGAGTTTATCTAACTCCTTTGCTAGGTATTGGGTCGCTGCGTTCTTCAGGGCTTTTAGCCTTTGAACTGTCCACTCTGGTCCGGATTTGAAATACCACTTTTGGATTTCATTAACGAGTCCAGGTGCATGTTTAGAGTCATCCTTAAGACAACAAGAGATATGCTGGCAAATACGTTTGGCCACCGATTGAGTTTTACTCATAGTAATACTCCTTTTACAGGATGTTTTACACGGCGTATGAACGGTCTAGTCAGACCATCCAC